GAAGTTCGCCCCGGCTGCGATGACGTGATGGTTTCCCTTATCGAGCGTGTCCGGGGTTTCTCTGTCAGCCCACACGCCCGAAAGCTCGTTTACCGTAATTTCAGATCTTACCATAATCTATCCCTCCTCAGCTCGGCGCGCAGGTCAGAACGCAAAGACAGTCCGGCTCTATAACTTTCGCCCCGTAGCAATGCAAGCCACGAAGGGCGTCGGCGAAGAACTTCTCGGGCCTGTAGCCCTCAACGTCGTTCACGGAGTCGGCGAAAGTACACGCCCGCGCCACCCCGGCCACGACCTTGTAATGGTCCCCCGTATCGTTAGGCACGTTGTTACTCTGCAAAATCGAGAAGCCGAATAGCTTCGCAATCTCGCCGTTTAGCATCACGCCCTCAACACCGGACCACGACGGGTTAACGATCGCCTCCTCCTGGAGCAGCCACTTGACCACCCACGGAGGGACGACGACAAACCGGCCCTCGGCGGGTACGTTGTCTTCGTCAAGAAGTTGTTTGACCTCAAGCAGCTCCTCGGTCACTATATCGGTCGTTCCGTCGAAGATTTTGTCGGTCCCATCGGCCCCAACCGCGTTCCCGGCCTGAGCGGCCATGATACCGACTATGTACTGGTCTGCAACGTCAGCCAGCCGATAAGCCGCGTCTCTCGTTGCTGATTCCATCAGGGCGACGTTCATCTGAGCCTTGTCGATGTCCTCGATTCTGAAATTGAAGTACTTCGCCTGCTCGATTTCGAGCGTGGTAGAGGCGTCGTCAAGCTCTTCAGGGTCGCCTATGCCCGCGCTTCTGTCGTAATTATCGACCGTTACAGGGCCGTGGGCGGTGATCCTCACGGTGTCGCCCTTTCCCTTGATGTCGCCTTCGAAGTCTCGGTTGATAACCCCGGCCTGTCCATAGACCATGCTCTTCTGTAAGTTCTGGAGAATCTGGGCGCTCCAGATCTCCCCTATGAAATTCGTTATTGCCATGTTTCACTAACCCCCGTTAGCGTTTTAACTATCCCCTCGAAAGACTCCCATCTTTCAACTGAGCCGAGATTTGAGGCCAGTTTGCGGTGATCTCCTCGGGCTTCATCGCCTTGACCTCGGCTCGAGTGAGCGGTCGCTTCGGCCCGCCCGGTGGTGCGGTTCCGCTCCCCACAGCCGGCCCCGGCCCCAGGCTCTCGGCGAGCCGCTTCGCGTCTGCGAGAAGCTCCTCCTCGGTCTCCCCCTGGAGGCGGTCTATCAGCCCTTCGGGAAGGCCCGCCTTCTTTGCGATCTCGGTTCTCTGAGCCTTCAGCTCGGAGTCTTTCAGCTTCCCGCCCTGAGTCTCGATTTGAGACTTCAGCTCGGTATTTTCCGCCTTCAGAGAGGCGTGAGCGGCCCTTAGGCCCTCGTTTTCGGTCTTGATCGTGTCGTAGTCGGCATATTTCGCCTTCTGCCGATCAAGTCTCTTCTGCACAAGATTGTTAACGTCTTGCGCTGTAAATTTCTTATCTCCTTCCGCCATAGCGTAATTAACCCCCGGATTTTACGCTTCCGTAAGCTGGTTCTTAGATAATCGTGAAATCAGTCCTTCCAAAAGTCTTCGATCGCATCCCCTACTTCTTCAATAAGATCATCTGCGATCCGGTCGATCTCCTCGTCGTATGTCTTCCGTATGAACGACCGTTCGGGAATCGTGCCGTCCTTCGTCCCGAACTCGTGAGACGGCGCGTACTCGAGGACCGTCTCGTCGAAGATGCCCACCTCGCCCACCACCCCGGACCCCTCGGGCCTCACCTGATGGGCCACAGCGTCCCTCATGTCGCCGGTGATGATGAGCATCTTCTCTTTCCGGATCTTCTGCTTGCGGGCCGCGGTACGGCGGGCCAGGGGTGGCCAGGAGCTATCCCCGCGGTTGATCTTCGCTCTTACCTTCTGTTCCAGGTCCTCGCACGCATGTTCTACAGCCTCGCCTATCCTTCGGGCGGTCTGAGTCTCTGGTTTTGCCATGTCCACCACCTCACACGAAATTGTAACTCGTCTCTCTTTGCTCCTCAGATATTTTGGACTCTTCCCAATCGAGGTCGGCCTCACTTGCGTCAGGGTCAAGCCTGGCGAGTGCAGAGCGTATACTCGTCAAGCTCGCAGACTTCCTGAGCTGCTCCACCTGCGCGGCCTCGACGGGATCGGCGGGAAGGGCGCTTCGCCACTCGATGGTGAGGTTAGTCAGCTGCTCGGCCCCCCCCGGGAACCTGGAGACGACCTCCAGCCGGGCGCATAGCCTCAAAGCCTCCAGAAGGGGCCTCTTCGCCCTCGTCCTCAGTCTCGCCACCTTCGCCAACGTCGGGATAGCCAGCCGCTTAAGGGCGCTTCCGGACTCGGCGAGCCCGTTCTTTGTGTCGCCCAACAGGGCCGGCGAGATTTCCCCGAGTGCCATAAGCTCCGACTTGATCTCATCAATCTGGCTAAAATTATTTTGGAGGCTAGCGTCCCATGTCATGTACTGAGGGAGCTGCTTCTCAGCGTTCGCCAGGATGTACCGGCCGCCCCCGATCTCGATCTCCTCCATAACAGGCTCGCCGGTCTCGGGGTCCAGGGTCACGCCCTCGACGGGCAGGACCATGTTGGGGTCGCTGAATTTATCTAAAGTCCTCGAGGTCCTGATAAGGCGCTTCTCGAGCTCTCGGACCAGATTTTCGATTGACAGATAGTCGTCGAGCCCGTAGATACCATTGGAGGCGAGGAGGCCGGCCACCGGGACCACAAGGAAGCCGTCGATCCCTGTCTTTATCTCGCCCTCCATCCCGGCGTACCGCTCGAGGGCGCTGATCGGGATCTCGCTTGCGATCGCCGCCCCGCTATCGAGCCGGAAGAGCCGGTTCTCGATGGTTCCGGGCTTGTGGACTTCGACTCGGAGATAACCCCTCTGAACATGGTCTTCGTACTGGCTAAAGTTATAGGCGATGACGTGGGCGTCGACCTGTCGCCCATCGTCAGGCGAGACCACCGGATACCAGTAGCGGGGATCGACACGCTCGATGATCCCGCCCCGTTTTGGATCGAACCGGACCTTCAAGAGCCCGTTACCGAACTTTAAAATATCGCAAAAGATATCATAGACGAGAAGATCGAAATCGTTAGCCTCGGCGATCCTATCGAGGACGTCCTGGTTGTCGGCGAAAAGCCGCAACGGTGAAGCCAAATCGCATATCAGCGTGGTCGATCTCTTGAACCAGTTGACGTTAATCTGGCTCATTTCGTCGCTTGTCAGCAGGTCTGGAAACGCGAGATCGTGATCGCCCTCGAAAAGCAATACGCATCTATTGTATCGGTCGATCCGCGCCTTCTCTGAGGTGGGCGGCCATCGCCGACCTTGCTCCAAGAATGAAAAATCTGTGAGTGTCAATTTATTGCTCCTCCTCCCTTCTTGAAAATATAATTAGCAGCGTATCTTAGTGAGTCCAAAAGATCATCCTTGTCTTTGACGGGCGCGTCCTCGCCCCGGGCGGTGGCTTTCGGATCCCATCGGTAGCCTTCCAGCTCCTCAATGAGCCGGGGACATGCAGGGCCTACGATCTTCAGGGCCCCGGTGGCCAGAGCCGAGGAGATCCTGCCTATACTGTCTAAAACGCTGTTATCCGCCCCCCGGACCCGCTCCACCTTGTCAGCCTTGAGCTGGTTGATGAAGCCCCGGGCCGATGGGTCGACCAGTATCGCGCTCGGATACTTCCCGCCGATGAACGCCCCGAGGTCTTTCGAGAGCCTGGCGTTCGTCCGGTCACTCTCTCGATACTCATCGATGGTATACCAGGCAGGGCCCCACCGGCCGAGCTTCAGGAACGCCGAGGGGTGGGTCTGGCCGTAGTCAATACCGATAACAAGCGCTTTCATGGGCCCGTCTGGAGGGCGAGGGACTACGTGAGCGGATCTATCGAAATGAGGGAATACCGCGCCTTCGGCCATCACCCACAGGCCCTCGATGTACCTCTGATAGAATAGGCTCGAAGGCGGGCCGAACTGGCGTTTCAGCTCTTCGACGTACCGAGGATCCAGCCAGGGATTATCTTCGAGATGGAACCACCACGTTCTGAGATCGAGCTCGCCCTCCCGGTCGATCCATCGCTTTTTGAGATAATGGGCTGGAGGGCCCGGGTTCGTTGTCAGGAAAAGCTGAGCTTCGGGCTCTGAGAGTCTGGTCGTTAACATGTTAAAGAACGATTCAGGGCAAAGGGACCCCTCATCGACGTATGCCTTTTCGAGGGTCTCGCCTTCGATCTTCTGATAGGCTGCCTCGTCGTTGGCGCCCTCTACCCAACATTCCCGCCCGTAGATCCAAACCCGCTTGAGAGATCGCTTATAGAGGTAGTTCTGAGGGCCAACGAGCCGCCCGATGGGGACCAGGACGTTTCTCTCTAAGGCGCCTAGGGTCTTCCCCACCATCAGAAGGTTGCCGCCCTCGGAGGCCTCTTGGATGGTCCTCAGCCATCTGACATTGGCGCCGACGGTCTTCGCGCTCCTCACCGCACCGTGAGCCAAGTTCACCCGGGCGTCCGAGTGAAGGCAGAAGTCGCGCTGTTTGCCTACGGGAACCTGGAAGCTCACGGCCTCGCCTCCTTCAACGCCCGGATCCTGGAGAGGGTCGTCTCCAGGTTGACGATGAGAGCCGAGGCCTGGGCTTCGAGCTCGGCGAGCTCCCCCAGCTCGATGATGTCGGCAACGGTCCTCAAGTCCCCACCTCCTCTTGGCCCATCTTCTCAAACAAAATACGGATCTCCCCGCCCCGCGCCGTCGGGTCGGTGGATTCTTCCAGCCGCCGCTTATCGATCCAGATCGCTGAGGCCATTGCCAGGGCTTGAAGATCTCTTGCATTATCACATGTTTTCAGAAGAGTAGCAACTTTATCGAGGCCTTCGCCTACCAGCTTGATCCTGGCCTCGGAAGCGTAACAGGACTTGGCGATCGCTGCCTTTTTCGTTGCTGAACGTTCAAGGTCGAGCCCATTTCTCGCCGCAACGTTGGATATAGTCCCTGTGGCCCTCTGGAACTCTTCGGCAACGTCCCGGACGGATCGCCCCGCCTCCAGCGCCTCGAGGATCTCGGCCTCCTCTGGCCCGCCGACGGGGGTGCCTTTAGTCACCTAAAGCCACCCCGTAAGAAGAGGAGCGCAGCCGCCTGTCGTTGACGGCCGCAGTTGGTTTGGCTGATTTGGGCCGGTGGAAGGCCCGGACCATCGGGAAGGGGGGAAGAGACGGGGGCGGGGTCATCGTCGAGGATAGCTCCGAGGCGGCTCGACCTCGGGAAGGCGATACAATAGCAGCCCCCCGAGATCAAGCGATGGCCGGGACGAGACGCCGCCCCCCCTGTGAAGGCGATAAAGAGCTTTTGATGCCGCTAATTGCGTTGTCCTGGAATTGATCGCTTGCATACGATTATAGATCTCAGGAAACGTAAGCTCTTCACCGGATCGTAAAATTTGGATTATCTCGTTTTGAGTAGGTGGCATTTTGTACCATCTCCGAGATGTGATTTTGACGTAATCTCTCCCCGGATTATAGTTATCACTTCTAGTATATAAAGCTTTGGACGGAAAGGTAAATTTTTAGGATGTTATGGACAGATGGGAAAGACGTACTCGATTTTAGGTGGAGTAACAAGTTTCTATAAGATCGTAGCCACAAGGGGTACATGTACCATGTACCCCTTGATCTCAGATTGAGGGGGGCCCTCAGATGAATGACGTTTTAGTAAAATCAGATTGATTTGAAATCAAGTTGAGTTGAGTTAGTATACTTCGTATACTAACTACGTGTATACTACCCGTGACCTAGTCTTTACTTAATACTATATATACTTAACTAACAAAGAATTTATGAAGTACGGCATATAACTAATATTATAAATGTGTCGATTTTGATGAACGTTGAAGGCTCACGAGACCCCCCTCAATCTGAGATCAAGGGGTACATGGTACATGTACCCCTTGTGGCTACGATCAAATAAAAAAGTAATACTGGATTAAACCTTAGCTCCTCTCCAGTCAACATCCTGTCCCGCTAGCCAGACAAATTCCCCTTTTAGTCCTGCTAGATTGCGATATTCCCAAATCCAGTTCTTAACGTGGCCAGGACACCGCTTGACCTCAAACCTAGAATCTCGTTTTAGATGCCATTTCAAAGTCTTCATCTGTCGATCTGTAAGCGTCTTACCATCGAGACCCTTTAGTTTCTTCTGAATCCAAGAGACGTATAGCGGAGCGTTTTCGTTCTTCGTGAGGGTGTTCAGGAGAGCACCTATCCTTAACTCAGTCGCTTCACCGGGACTCTGTCCATATTCAAACCGATCTACCATCTTGACAAGAGGCTCTTTGTATATTCCCAAACTACCGATGGTCTCATCTCGATTTTTGTACTGCCGCCTTTTTGCATCTAAGATATACTCTCGCAGCTCATCATTTGAATCGATCGCAGCATAGATGCTGGGGTCCATGATGTCCACCGCTTCCCGAAGCTTGCGGTTCTCCTCATCGAGTTCCGCAACGGTTTCCTTCAGCTCGGCAATCTCCTTAACAAACTTGTTAACGCGTTGCCCTTGCGCCCTCAGTTCCAATAATTCTCTGAGGATACAGCTCAAACCGTCGCGCACGAATCCATCTGGTAACGGTTCTCCTCCGAACTCCTCAAGAGATTTGAGAAATGTTTCAGGGCCGGACTCGTCGAAAAGCGGGTTATAAAGATCTTCCGCCTCTGAATTAAAAGCAGAGCCGTCACCGTTGCTGTTTTCAGTAGCCGAACGGCTTGCCGAAAGGCTTATTATCTCGTCTGCTGTAGTACTCATAGCAAAATTCCCTCCCCGAACTCTTCCAAGATCCCCATCCGGGAAGAGTTTGGGAGCCCCTTTTGGGGCCTCGATTTCTATCCTATAAATGCGGTCGATGCTTATATAGCTTCCATTCTAACACTAATCTTTTTAGTAAGTGATGACCGCAGCATGGCTTATATGTGATCGGACCTTATTAGATTACGTCAAAACTGAGGAGACCTCTCGAAATGATCGAACCGCCCATCAGAACCACATTGCGGAGACG